GAGTATTATCAACTCAAAGTTGAGTTAGTGTTTGCAACTGATGAATGTCAGGTGCTTGATGTAGACCACCCTATCATTCGTTTCTGATGCAATTCCAAGTTACTTCCATTGAGTATGATTTCACTGGCGCTGAGGATGAGATCACATCTTCTGAGATGAATGACATCATCGAGGATACAGTAGGACACATCTGGGAGGCAGATGATGAAGATGATCTCATTGAAGAGATCACTTCGTGGACAGGTTGGTGCATCAAATCCATTGATTATCGTCACATTCTGAACTGAAACCATGACCAACAACGCTTACACTTGGACCGACAACTTCTCCGAACTTTGTGAGAAGTATGCTCAACATGTGATGGACAGCATGGACATGAAGACGATGGAACAATTCGTCTTCGATACACTTTACGAGTGCTATTCTGTCTATGATGAAGAACAGTTGATCAATGAGATTCGTGAACTTTATGGTGACGAAGTGCTGGAAGATTTTGGCGTTGAACTTAAAGAAGGTCCAGATGATGTGACAGTTGACTAAGTGGCACAAGGGGGGTTGCAGTCCCCCCTTTTTCGTGCCATACTCAAGGCATGAACAACACCACTCGCCTCTCCGTGATCTGCCCCGCCGCTCCGTGGGAGAATATCACCACCGACGCCGACCGCGCATGGGACCTGTGCCTGGATCTCTCTGAAGAGTACGGTTACGCCCAGGTTCGCCAGAATGGCATCGTGATCGGTGAATACAGGGACGGTCGCTGAACTGTCACAGGGGGGGTTGCAATGCCCCCCGATTGCTGCCATACTCAAAGCATGAAGAACACCCACCTCGAACACGCCGAAGACACCATCCTGACGGGAGATCTTTCGGTTCTTGATTGGTTCACTGCTCGTGGACATTTGAGCGTGAAGATTGACGGTTCCCCTGCTATTGTGTGGGGGATTGACCCTGCCTGCGGTGAGTTCTTTGTAGGAACCAAGGCAGTTTTCAACAAGAAAAAAATTCGCATTGCTCACAATCATGAGGAGATCGATCTCTTCTATGACGGCAATGTAGCACAGATTCTGCATTCGTGCTTCGATCATCTGCCCCGTGTGAATGACATCATTCAGGGTGACTTTATCGGGTTCGGTGGACTGTGTGAGTATCAATCCAACCTGCTGACCTATCAGTTCCCTGAAATCGTCACGCAGAACATCATCATCGCTCCGCACACTCGTTATGAAGCAAACGATGATCTTCGTGACAGTTGGGCAATTCCTCTCACTGTCAATCTGGAGAGCACGGATCACGTCAAGTTCGTGAAACCTGATGCCTACATTCTGCATGGTCAAACGTCGTTCGCTGATGTAGAGGAAGTCTGCAACTTTGCCCGTCAGATGGCAACGACCTGTGAGTTCGCAACTGTCAAGGAAGCAGAGAAGATCAAGCAACAAATCAATGCCTGCATTCGTGTCGGTACTGATGTCGAAGACGGTTTCATTGATTGTGACCCCAACCTGCTGCGTTTGTGGAAGTTGGTCAAGTCCATCAAAGAAGATTGTCTCTTCCTGTGCCGCAACAATGGTCCTGCAGCATACCTGAACGGCGACAGAATTGATGCCGAAGGTTATGTGCTCTCCAACGAGTTCGGTATGTTCAAACTGGTCAATCGTGAGGTCTTCAGTAGAGCAAACTTCAACCACGGGCGCTTTCAGTGTGCCAGTTGAGAAGGTGGCACACACTCCGTAGACAGATGCCCTAATTCGTTCTATTCTTACAAAGTAATCAACGAAAGCAATTTTCGGGATGACTCTGAATCAATTCTTCATTGAGTGCCTGGATCTCAAATATGCCAGCAACTCTCAAGACAATTCTTATCACGAACAGCAGGTAGAAGATCTGCTGAAAAAGTATAACTTGGAGTATGAATATCAACCGAATGGTATTCAGAACTCCCCCGACTTTCGTGTACACTACAACGGCAAAACTTACGACATTGAGTGTAAGTCTTCGAAACAGGCATTTCCTACCTACAATGGTGGATTGCCGAAGGAAAGTGTGATCTACGTGTTCAGCAGCAAAAAGTATAACGAAACCACTGTGTTTTTTGCTGATGATGTCGTGAGCAAAGAAAAGCGGGAACTGTATAACAAACTGATTGCTGAGTTGAATGTAACTCTGAAGCAGTATCAGCAACTCAATGAGTGGCAGGAAGATGAGCGTGGGTTTGACTTTTACATCCGCAACATGTTCACTCAATCGGGTGGCAAAGATAAGACGGATTACTTCACTCATGCCCGCCGTGGTTACTGTGAAGATCGTGTAGTGAATTACGATTTCTGATGTCAATGATCCGCACCCTGACCCGTTCCCGCTCCGCATCCTATCACCGCCAGACCATGCTCCGTCTCACCGTTGTCGCCGTGCTGCTGTGGTTGCTTTGGGAACCGATCCGCCCCGTGCGGACTGTGACAGCAGACCTACTGCACACCACCGCCGACCTGATCGCCCGCTGACCCCTTATACTGAACACAGATCACAGGACACCCCCCATGCGTAAGATCGAACGCCTGATGAATGCTGCCATCAGCGACAGCAAGGATTTCAAGATGGACAACACTGAAGTCATCGCATGTTCCAACGTTTCTGATGTCTATCTGCACGGTAATTTGATTGCCCGAATTGGTGAAACCTGGATTGAATTGTTCGATGGTGGACGTCAATCAAAGACCACCAAATCGCGCCTGAATGCTATTCTCTCCGCGTTCGGTATGGAGGGAGAGTATGTCTTCCAGAAAAACTTTCAGTGGTTTGTTAACTACAACGGTTCTCCCATCCCATTCTTCTCTGGGATGCGGATGGCATAGGACGGTTGGAGGGGTGGCACACTGAACCGCCACCCCACCCCGCTGACCCCTTATACTGATTCCATCAACCAAACGACTTCAAACCATGACCACCTACAACGGTTGGGCAAACTACGAAACCTGGAACGCTTCCCTCTGGGTTCAGAACGATGAGTTCCTCTACAATACCGCTAAGGCGTGCGTGGCGTTCGCTGGATCTGAGAACCCCTGGTCCAAGTTCGTCCGCTGCATGACGCAGGGACAGATCGGACGCCACATTGGGCAGACCCCCGACGGCGTGGCATGGGACGACGATAAGATCGACGCCCAGGAGATGCTAGACATGATGACCGAACTCTGATCCCCCTGGGAACGGGTGCGCCCTAAAGACGCCCGACCTCCAACTCACAATCCTACCACACCATGACTCAGAACCTTGCCCTCTCCCTGCTTCGTCAAGGTCGCAACGGCGAACAGATCCTACAGATCCTGGAGAGCATCGCTGCCGATGAACAGGCAGGCACTGCCACCGCTGCCGATGGCACCCCGATCATCTGGTGACAATCTGACCACCGTCCACCCCCTGCCCGCATTCCGTGGGTGGGGGGTCTATACTATGGGAACCAAAGCAACCGACCCATGACCTTCCCCGATCAGATCGCCACCATCACCAACCCTGAGAACGGGACCATCCACTGGCACCAAGCGGCATATGCTGCGAAGGAGCATGGTCTGTGGGATGACTTCCGCACCGACTACGGCACCACCTCCCACTTCGGCGGGGTCGATGCTGGGGAGTTCCTGGTCTGGTTGGGGTATTGACCCCTGCCCCCTGACCCTGTACAATACACACAGCAACCAACCCCAACCATGGCAAAAGCAATCGGCACCGTTCGCGCTTCCGACCTGAATCTGAAAGGACGGGCAATCCGCATGAGCAGTGGCAGAGGTTCTACCATGACCCCTGCCCGTGGGTTAGGCGCTTCTATGGTGAAGGACCTCCCCGCTGCCATCGCTAACGCCAAGGCACAGCATCGCGCCGACCGCATCGCCGCTGCCCGCGACCGCCTTATGGATCACGTTGAGCACTCTCACCTGGCAGTGCGCTTCTGACGCTATGCGTTCGTGACAGGCAGTTGGGGGGGTTGTGCCCCCTTACCGCCCTGCGGTGCGTGACGGTTATCGTATATAAAAACCCATGGGTCCCTGTAATCTATAAAGTGTTACGAAAGCGAGCTAATTGTTCCTTTCAAACTAAAAAATTTTTTCGCTATATAAGAGACAGAAAAAGGTTCATATTTTACAAGAATGAAAAAAAATTCCGGAGGAAATTCAAAACCCGTACAAGTCGATCCAATAACGGGAGAGTACTTTATCACATTACCCGAGTGGATTGTGAATGAACTTGATTGGTATGAAGACACCTCAATCAAATTTGAAGTTGATGGTAGTGATTTAATCTTAACCGAAAATGAATGAAAACATACCAAATTTTTTTTAAACAAAAGTGTATCTACAAGTCTTTGAATGAGAAAGATTTCAAAGAGATCTGGGAGATGATCGATCACTTTGTGGACGCTAGCGGGGCGGTTGAGAAAACCGATCTATCATACAAAGAATGTATGGATTGACAAATCATACATAATATTGTATGATACTGAAGTAATTACACTCTATTATGGCTAAAGGATTTACTGTAAAAGCAAAGAGTCCCATGCCCGCAAGGGAAGAATCCGAATGGGATTATGATAAAGCAAAAGAAATGGTAAGAGGTAAGACAGTTGTGTTCTGTCTTCCTGGCAGAGGTGTTTCTTACACCTATCTAAAGAATTTTGTACAGTTATGTTTTGATTTGGTACAAGCAGGTGCTAGTATCCAAATTTCACAAGATTATTCTTCAATGGTGAACTTCGCACGTTGTAAGTGTCTTGGTGCGAATGTTCTGCGTGGTCCCAATCAAAAACCTTGGGATGGTAAACTCAAGTATGATTGGCAACTATGGATTGATAGTGATATTGTTTTTAATAGCGAGAAGTTTTGGCAACTGGTTTTGATAGACAAAGATATTGCCGCTGGTTGGTATTGTACTGAAGATGGTCATACAACTTCTGTAGCACACTGGTTAGAAGAAGATGACTTTCGTAACAATGGTGGTGTGATGAATCATGAAACTCTAGATAGTATTCAGAAGCGTCGTAAACCATTTACTGTTGATTATACTGGTTTTGGTTGGTTGCTGATCAAGAATGGTGTCTTCGAGGATGATGAAATGACGTATCCTTGGTTTGCTCCAAAGATGCAAGTTTTTGAATCTGGTGAAGTTCAGGATATGTGTGGAGAAGATGTATCATTCTGCCTGGACGCAAAAGAAGCAGGCTTTGAAATCTGGTGTGATCCTCGCATTCGCGTTGGTCACGAAAAAACAAGGATCATTTGATATGGTAACAACGAGGTACAATATAGTTTGTAGAGGACGTAAAATTTACAAAGCTCTCACAGAAGCAGAGTACTTCGATATTATGGAGGATCTGTCGATACAGTTTTATCAGACAGGTTCTCCAAGTCCAGACGAACTTGAAACTGAAATGTACAAAGACTATTATAAGGAGTTAAGTTAATGGCAGCAAAAGCAAAAGGTGGTCTGAATAAAAATAGTTCTTATATTCCTGGTCCGCCCAAAAAGTCTCGGCAAGGAAATGGAATGGGAACTAAATATTCCGCCTCGTCTCGTAACGGAGCGCGGAAAAAGTATAGAGGACAGGGTAAAACATAGTGGCATACCTAAACCATAGTCTACCAGATTGGTCTTGTTATATTCGTAATGAGTTTCTATTTAATCATCAGAAAGGACATGGTGAAGTAACTAAATGTGATGTACATTCAGTTGCAAGTATTGAGAAAAGAGTTCCTTTATTTGAGGCATTTCTTGAGAATGGTGTAAATTGGACTCGACGTCCTCTTCATGCTTTTTGTTGGAAATCTGATGCGCCAATTGAACCTTTAG